TTGATTTTTGAGGAGCTTGTTGCTCTTTGGGTGAGAGGGCTAGTCCCATGAACTTGCCGCCCTTACCTTCTTTAATCCATGCAGATAGCCAGAAATCCTGACCATTAACTGTGATGTTTCCTTTGTAGTCAGGGTGTTTCTCTGACTCTTTCTTATCGTTCTTAAACAAAACTCCCGAATTGTCACGCTTTTCCATTAGATTTCCTTTGCTTTCTTTAACGCACTTCTTACTTTACTAGGTAGGAGTGTCCACAATGCAATCTTTTGTTCTGCATCAAGGTTCTCTCCTTCCAACTTATCCCAAGCTGCCTTGGGTTCACCTTGCTCACACATGGCAATCAATTCAACTGCCATCTCTTGCAAATATTGTAATTCTTCTGGATCAATATTATCCATTGCACCCTGAGTTGGGGTAATCATAGGGGCTTGCTTCTCTTCCTTCATTGGTGGAGAGGAATCAAGCGCATCATGCTCAACAATCTCCATTGCTGATACCCATAGGTATCTTCTAGTGTACGTTTCTACAGCCCCTAGGTTTTGAATTGGATGGCAACCTTTGAGGTTTGCTTCTGCCATAGGGCTTGTCAGAACGATCTGAGAGCCATCATCTGTATCTGTGATACACAGAGTAGCCAGCTCCTTGTCAAATGACACTACACCGCACAAACCTACCCTGTAGAAGATTTGGTTAATTGTAGGTAAAAAGTCTCCAAGTTCAAAGTATTGATACCCTGCAAACTTATTGTGGCCTGACTTTTTGAGTGGAGCCGCTTGCAAGGCAATCCTTGCTTCCATCAGTTTTTTATGTACACCCATAATATTTCCTTAAGTATTTTCGTCTAATTCAGAATCTATGATAAATTTTTGATCCTCAATATCTAAGTCTTTAAACTCGATAAAGTGGTTTTCTTGGCAGCAATGCCATTTCTCGCCCTGTGGCTCTAGGCAATAACAGCAGTACGGGATGTCTGCAAATTGATCTCTGTACTGTTCAAACAATGTCTTCATATTCACTCCTGTAGGTTTATTAAAATGTGGGTTATTTGTTGCCCACACCGATAATGTGCCACATGGATTCCTGAATTTACATAGGGGTTTTCCCTAATTTACGCAACTTTTTTATCATGTTAGGCTACTTGCATGAAAACTGAAATACTTGAAAAAAGATGCGCTGAAGCCTTGCTTGGGTACGCTCAAACAATGGCAGATGCTTATACAACCGAACCAGAGGACTTTGATGCGGCTGTAACAGCTTTGCTTGCCAGAACGCTAGAACTCCATCTAAACCGCCCAATCAACCTAGAGAACCTTTACAAATGACCCAAGAAGCAGTTATTAGAGCATTACAAAATGGACCACTAACGTCCTACCAAATAGAAGACTTAACTGGCATACCAAGACTATCCATTGCTGCTTGTTGCACAAAGATGAGCTACAAGAAGAAATTAAAAATCGGGAAAATTAAGATGGGTAGGTCTTGGGTTTCTCAGTACACTTTAGCGCCACACATGATTGAGGCTGAAAAGGTAGAAGAGCCTCGTGATCTGCTAAACCCGTTTGACATAAGAAACGCTAAAGGCATCTTTTCTAAGTCTGAATATGCGAATATGAACGCCCAGGCTGTTCGTTTGTTTGGCAGAAAACCAACAAATGAAATTACCAACAATCAATTTATTTGATACAATGTTTTGAAACACGGCTAAGTACGAAGTCATGAGCGTACTGAAAAGAGAACTCCCCTCCTGCCGCAGTTTCTTTCTGGGAGATTTGCGGAGAAGTGCCATGCACTATTACAAATTTAACATTGCGGATTATCGTAAAGATACTGGTCATTTATCAACCATTGAACATGGCATCTACCGCCAGTTGATTGATTGGTATTACCTTGATGAACAACCAATTCCAGAGGAAACCCAAATGGTTATTAGACGCTTACGTTTGGGTTCTGACGAGGTTATTTTTCTTCAGAATGTTTTGTCAGATTTCTTTGTTTTAGGCAAAAAAGGATATGAACACAAACGCATTGAAGTAGAAATTAAAGATTATGAAGAGCAAGTTGAGAAAAACAAGAACAATGGGAAGCTAGGCGGTAGGCCAAAGAAAACCCAGTCGGTTATTTCTGGGTTGCCAGATGAAAGCCAAAATAACCCTAACCATAAACCAATAACCATTAACCATAAACCAATAGAGAAGAACAAGAGAGGCTCTCGCCTCCCTCAAGATTGGTTTCTCAGTAAATCAATGGGAGATTGGGCTACTCAGGAAAGGCCAGACCTAGATGTTCGTCAGGTTGCTGAACAGTTTAAAGATTATTGGTTTGCACAAGCAGGTCAAAAAGGTGTGAAGTTGGATTGGGATGCAACATGGAGAAACTGGGTACGCAACACCAAAGCTGTTAAACCAAATCCCTATGACGTTGGGAGGACCACAGTTGCGTCAAAGAATGAGCCTAACCTTGCTTTGCTGAAAATAGAAGAAGACGCAAAAAAGGCAGCGCCTATTCCGCTAGAAGTGTTGGCTAGGATGGCTCAAATAAGGCAAAAAGCATGAACTACTTTGAAGCCATGAGACTGCTAGACAGAGTTAAAGAAGGCGTACCTTATCCCGTACGTCTAATCAATCAAGCATTGGAGCTTACTGGTGACCTGGAGCAGACGTAATATTGAAGGCCCAAGCGATAGAGTAATCCTAGAGCAAGCAGAGGCTAGGGAACTCTATCGGAATTGGGAAGGAAGTAAAAATCGTGATCTCATTCGTGCCAGGCTTGAGAGGGCAGAACGAATCTATGGCATTGGTGCTAGAGACAGGATCAGAGAATACATGAACAGAATCAAAGATGGGACATTATTATGAGGAGAGCCGCCCGTGTTGACGCAAATCAAGAACAAATTGTCAGCGTACTTCGTGCCGCTGGTGCAACTGTGTGGATTATTGGCCTACCTGTTGATTTGCTTGTGGGATTTAAAAACCATACTTTCTTGGTAGAGATTAAAACAGACTCTAAAAAGAGATTAACAAAGCTACAGGCAGACTTTTTTGAGAATTGGGCTGGTGGTACGTTGGCAAGGATTGATAACCCAGAAGCCGCATTGAGAATGATTGCGACATTAGGGTAAGTCCCTATGGTATTACGCAAACAATTAGGTAAGATTTAATTTTAAACAGGAGTTAATTATGGAAAAAACTTGGGAATTTGATACAACTGTGGGTGCAGGTAGCGAAGTGGTCACAGTAGTTTATGAGTATGAATCAGATGAGGATTCAACCTACAACGAATCCATTAGAGAGATTTGGTTTGAAGGCCGTGATGTCATTGGACTTCTTTCTGATGAGCAGTTCAAAGAGCTAGAGATGGAAGGAGCCATGCGGTTTCAGTATCACAAGCTTAACTACAAAACAGAAGACGTATGACTAAACAAAAAAAAGAGCTTTTAATTGGTTGTGGATCTAACCATACAAAGAAAATGGCTGTTGATGGAACGCCAACCTTTGATAACTTAACCACCTTGGACTACAACGCTGACCACAATCCTGATGTTTATTGGGACTTGATGAGTCTTCCTTTGCCATTCAAAGACAATGAGTTTGACGAAATTCATGCTTATCAGGTGCTAGAGCATCTTGGTCAACAGGGCGACTACAAACTATTCTTTGCTCAGTTCTCAGAGTTCTGGAGACTTCTCAAGCCAAATGGTCATTTCCTTGCTACTTGTCCCTCCAGAAGTTCAGTCTGGGCTTATGGTGATCCAAGCCATACAAGAATCATGCAGCTTGAACAACTGGTGTTTTTATCCCAAGATGAGTACAAGAGGCAGGTAGGCAGAACGCCCATGTCCGACTTCAGGAATATCTACAAAGCAGACTTTGTAACTGTCTTCCAAGAAGAAGATGATGACATTAGGTTTGTATTAAAAGCCATAAAGAATTGATTCTGTAGCATATAATTCAAGCCATGAAACAACGTGGCGGCTCAAGAAAGGGCGCTGGTCGCAAGAAGATCAGCGAAGAAGGTAGGACTATCCGAGCAAGGGTAGCCCCTATCCATGAGCAAGCATTGACCTTGGCAGGGAATGGTTCCTTGTCCGAAGGAATAAGACGTTTAGCAGAGAAGCATTGGAGATTGATTCATGGAGAGCAGCCCCGACAAAGCAATTCAGTATTTGATCGACACCGCACCCTTGTACGCCCAAGCGAAGTCCGAGCGCCTGTACTTGGAGGAGTTCCGAAAGTCCAAGAAGGCTCACCTGATGAGCCAGGCAGGGACGGAAGTTCTGGGTAAACAAGAAACCTTTGCCTATGCCCATGCTGAATACATCGAAGTGCTTGAAGGCATAAGAGCTGCCGTGGAAAAGGAAGAGAAGTACCGCTGGCTAATGACTGCTGCCCAAGCAAGGATCGAGGTTTGGAGAACCAACCAGTACTCAGCCAGAATGGAAGTCAGGGCAACCCAATGAACAACAAGTTGAACAACAAGGAAAGATTCCACCTAGCAAGGGTGAAGATGCTTCCCTGTTCAGTTTGCGATAAATCAGGACCCTCAGAAGCCCACCATTACAAACAAGGTCTTCAATATACCTGCATAGCATTATGTCAAGACTGCCATACTAATTCTATTTTGGGATGGCATGGTCAAAAGAGAATGTGGCATATAAAGAAAATGGATGAGATTGACGCACTTAATAATACGATTAGACGATTATTTGATACCCCGTCCGAAAATAATAATGTTTTCTAATTTCCAAACTTTCAAAAACTTTGAGTTTCTAAAAATTGGTTAAATCGACTTTCTAAAAAGTAAATGCCACTTTTTTGTACAACCCATATTTTTAGGGTTTACCCTTACATTGTTGTAAGTTGGTACTCACTTCACAAAATCATGTAAGTTGGCGCTCACTTCGCTAGATATCAAAACAGCGCATGAGACACAATCTAAATATATCCCTAGAATGCCATTAAAACCCGTTTTAAGCGCTTTTTTTGCTTAGTGCATGGATAGTATGCATGAAACCATAAAAACCGATTCTAGGCGCTTTAAGTCAATTTGCATGATGTGAGCGCTCACTTGCAAAACACTTTCAAAAAAACCCGCATATTGCAGCGGGAATTTTGGAAAATGCTTTTTAGATGCTATCGATCAAAACCCAGAATTCCTCAATATAGCAGCATTTTTGCATTTTGGGATTGTGCAAAGCATGGCAAAAAATCATTCCAGCAATGACACAATCAATTTGCATTAGGGTTTCATTTTCGCTTGTTATTACACCCACAGCGCCCGTTTTCATGCTGTGGGTTCCTCAAGATCTGTCCATTGTTCGATTAATTCGGTTCCAGCGCATAAAGCGGCCCGTATGCTTTGCAAGGCTAAACCGCCATGATACGAATTGAATTTATCACTTTTCATGTAAACCTCGAACGCTATCAATGCACCAAAAACCGAATTGATATCATTTAAACCCTCATAAACCATAAAATCATTCAAAATTTTAGGGTGTACTTTAGGTGTTTTGGGTTTTCTAATAGTCATTTTTTAGCCTTTTAATGTAATTCGTAAGAGATAACGTTATCTGTCCAGCATTCCCGACAATCGAGACATGCCCCGTTTTGTTGTGGCGCTTTGCATAATGCCCCGATAGCATTTTTTGTGTGAACGTTCGATGCGGTAATGCCTGGCACGTTTTGCAAACTAACGGGGATCTGCACGGGTTTGTCGGGATACATTGCCGACAATCGAATAGTCAAATTTTTAGGAACCGCATTTTTTCCATGCTTTGCTATAAATTCCTTGATTGTCCCGTATTCCCTTGTCGGCAGCCAATGGCGGGTGTCGGGTGTTGCAAGGCAAACCGCTGCAATTTTCTCAAAATGCTCAAGGTTTTGTAGGTCACCGCTATCATGCCAGCGGAAAAACGGATCTTTCCCAATATGGGACACCATGCCCGACACCCAAAATTCTCCGTTGATGCTATCAAGACGGGAAAATTGGGCGGGTTTAATGTTGTTCGCATACATTTTATAAAACCCCTTGTCCGCATAACACATGGAACAAATTGATCCTGGCAATTGGGCCATTTTGAAACCCGTTTTACATGCTTCGGTCGGCAAACTGTAGGATCTGCACGGCATTTTTGTCGTTGACGTAAGGGAACCGCAAACGATAGCCGCCTGGGTTTTTGTCATTGACACAATGGGAATGATTTTCATAATTGACACCTATTAAAAAAAGAAAAAAGAGATTAAATTGTGCAACACCCGCAACATGGTGCATCGATGCAGCGCCCGTTTTTGTTCCGATAGAACGTTGACGGGCCTTGTTCACCATAAAAAGTGATTGTGTCGCTATCGGGTTCTAATACCGCCCGTTTTGTAGCGGTATCGTATAGGATCCAGTCACCTACATTGATAACCGCATTCGATTGTGAACACTTTGAGCGGAACCTTGAGCGCATTTTTTTAAGCATGAGCGGCCCCTATTAATTCCAGCGGATCAATAATTGTGCAGCGGTTCACATGGTAAGCGCTGGCCCTATAGGTGGAACCCGAAGCGCCCAAAACCTTAACATGCCAGCCACGTCTAGGGCCAGCGGGTGAAATTAGTTCAAATTCCCGACCATGCGGAGAAAATTTAACGATATCCCCTTGTTTTACTTTGGTTTTGGGTTTGCGCTTTGCATTCTCTCTGCATTTATCCCGCCATTTAAGCGCCCATTGTGCAGATTGTCTAGCGTCTAGCGGATCAATCGGGGCCAGTTTGTCTAGCAGATCAATCATTCGAAGGGGCGCATTAGCAGAGTAAGGCCCACAATTTTCGGTCAATTCCTTATAGCCGAATTCACCTTTTGAGCGGGAGAATTGAACGACAACACCATAGAAAACGGGATCATTGCCAGGGGTAGAGAATTTGCAAACCGCATAAAACACGTTCCCCTTAGTGGCCTTGTCTATAAATTCCCATGTTGCGCCATTGTCGTTTGATCCCGTCAATTCACGGGTAAGGATATCTGCAGCCTTTAAGCTGGCATTGTCTAAAAATGATGTGTATCCCATGTTGATCCCCTTACTTAACCAAAACGTCAAAATAAGACAATAGCCCTATGCATAAGGCTAAACCTATACCGATAGCGGTTAAGAGATCAAGTAAATTTTCTTTCAAGTATTTCATGTTGACACCTATTAGTGGATACGTTCCGATTGAACGTGCATTTATAGTATCAACAAAAGAAAAGAAAAGTATTGGTACAAACCCTATGTTCAAAAACTTAAAACCCTTACGTATAAACCCTAATGCGCTTTGATTTTGTAGCCACAATTAAGAAAAGAAAACAAGGGGAAACCCATAACAAGGGATCAAGTTATGTAAGGGGATAGATAAGGGGAATGTATAGGGAACATAAGGGGAACGGATAACGTAAGCATTGATAGACCTATAAAAGAAAACGCTAGATAGAAACCTTTTAGACGCCGACACAATCAATCTCTACACACCTATGAGACAAATACGAATGCGAATCATTCTCATTTGCGTTTACTGTATGTAATCACAGTAGGGTTTACCCTATTAGGGTTTCTACCTAGGGGTTTACCCTTAAGGGTTAGTACGTAAGGGTAGGGTTTACCCCCCCTTGTGTAAAAGTGAGGGGGTGCTGTGACAGGGGACATAAACACATATCGGTATAGCATTTGAGCTATAGACCCCCCCTACGTTGTTTGCGTACACATATAACCCTCAAAAAAATTTTTTTATAGTTTAGAATTTGTATCCATTAAATCAAGGAGAAGATATGGCAGGGTTTCCTATGAGGAGAGCGTTAGAGAAGAAGATAGAAGAGCTTGGGGGGATAGAGTTCGTTACCGCACATATCTCTCAGGGAATGACCATAGGACGCTTGGCAGAGTTCATAGAGTGTTCTAGGCCCATGCTTTCTTTCTGGATCAACCATACTGATGAGCGTAGAGATGCGGTACTCGCTGCACGTAAGCTAAAGGCTGAGAAACTGGCAGAAGAGGCTTTAGATATTGCTGACCAAGCAGATGAGACTTCTAACTCAGGAGTCAACAAAGCCAGACTCCAAGTTGACACCCGTAAGTGGATGGCCTCCAAGCTTGATCCTGAGAACTACGGAGATACCGCTAAGACCCAAGTCAATATCTCTTTAGGTGATCTACACCTCCAAGCCCTAAAGCACATGGGTAAGGCTGATGTAATACTGGAAAACAATGGCACATAACCCGTTTATCCAGTTCATTACCCTTTACAGAAATGACCCTGTTCTGTTCGTTAAAGAGGTCTTAGGAGTAGAGCCTGATGATTGGCAGCAGGACTTTTTGAACGCTGTGGCCTCTGGTGAGCGAAAGATTTCAATCAGGTCAGGTCACGGGGTGGGTAAGTCAACCACCGCTTCTTGGGCAATGCTTTGGTTCCTGTTGACCAGGTATCCCGTCAAAGTCGTGGTGACTGCCCCTACTTCTGCCCAACTGTATGACGCTTTGTTTGCCGAGCTTAAAAGGTGGGTCAAAGAACTACCCCAACCTATCCAAGACCTACTCGATGTCAAACAAGAGAGGATAGAACTCAAGGCTTCCGCTACCGAGGCGTTCATCTCTGCCCGTACTTCTCGTGCCGAACAACCTGAAGCCCTACAAGGTGTCCACTCTGAGAACGTGATGTTGGTTGCGGATGAGGCTTCTGGTGTCCCAGAGGCAGTATTCGAGGCTGCTGCTGGTTCTATGTCAGGACATAATGCCCTAACCATTCTACTTGGAAACCCCGTCAGGTCATCTGGTTTCTTCTTTGACACGCATAATCGGCTTAAAGATGAGTGGTGGACAAAGAGAGTATCCTGTATTGACTCTACTCGGGTGAGTAAAGAGTACGTAGAAGACATGAAATCCCGCTATGGCGAGGAAAGTAATGCTTACAGGATCAGGGTTCTGGGTGAGTTTCCAAGGAGCGATGATGACACGATTATCCCTATGGAGTTACTTGAGTCTGCTAAACACAGGGACACAAGAGCTTACGAAGACGCTCCGATTATTTGGGGACTTGACGTTGCTCGGTTTGGCTCTGACTCGTCAGTTCTGTGTAAGCGTCAATCCAATGTGGTTCATACACTAGAGCGTTGGAGAAACCTAGATCTGATGCAGTTAACAGGTGCAGTAGTCGCCCAATACGAAGCCTGTGACCACAAAAGTAAACCCGCAGAGATTCTGGTTGACTCTATCGGACTAGGTGCTGGTGTTGTTGACCGACTCAGAGAACTAAAACTGCCCTGCCGTGGGATTAACGTATCCGAAAGCCCTGCTATGGGTGGGACGTATCTCAACCTGAGAGCAGAACTTTGGCATAAAACCAAGGCTTGGCTAGAGAAACGGGACTGCAAGATACCCAATAATGAGGATTTCATTGCTGAACTGGCAACAGTTAGGTACACATTTACATCTAACGGAAAAATAAAAATCGAATCTAAAGACGATATTCGCAGACGGGGCTTGAAATCTCCCGATATGGCTGACGCTTTTGTCTTGACATTTGCCTCAGATGCCGCCACCATCTCTTGGGGGTCTAACCTGTCTTGGGGCAAACCGATTAAAAGGTTGATCCGAGGCTTGGTCTGATTGCCGTTGCCATTTTGAGCCACCCTAAAAAAGTGGCTCTTTTTTTTATTAACACAATATGGTAGTATTACGCAACCTATATTGGAGATTCCTATGAAAATGGATGAAGCAGCCAACAAGATTGGCAAGGTAATGGGTGAATACAAGCGAGGCAAGCTCAAGTCTTCCTCTGGTCAGAAGGTTAAATCCCGTGACCAAGCTGTCGCTATCGCAATGAGTGAGTCTCGTGCCATGCCCAAACGTGGTGGTAGAACTGCAACTAATCGGAGCAAAAAATGAAACCTGGACTCTATGCCAATATCAATGCCAAACAAGAACGAATTAAAGCTGGCTCTAAAGAAAAGATGCGAAAGCCTGGCACTAAAGGTGCGCCAACTGCTAAAGACTTTAAGCAAGCGGCTAAGACTGCTAAAAAGAAATGAGTAAAACAGCCACTCACTATTTACCTGACGGCAAGGTCTATAAAGGACCCGTCCATAAAGCAGGTGGCGTTTTAATGACGGGTGAAAAGCACACGGCTACTAGTAAGACTCTTACGCACACGCCACCTAAAAAACCTAAGAAATGAAAACCGCTGCTTGGCAAAGAAAAGAAGGGCAAAACCCTAAAGGTGGGTTGAATGCTAAAGGTCGTGCAAGTTTGAAAGCACAAGGCCAAGACATTAAAGCGCCTGTCAAGTCTGGTGATAATCCGCGTAGAGCTAGTTTTCTTGCAAGGATGGCGGGAAACGATGGCCCTGAGTACAAAGATGGAAAGCCAACTAGATTGCTTTTAAGCCTCAATGCTTGGGGTGCAAGCAGTAAAGCAGATGCTAAAGCAAAGGCCAAAGCTATTTCTGCAAGGAATAAAAAATGACATGGATGGAGAAGAATAATGCAACAAGATAACCCAATGTTGATGGCTGAAACCTTGCAAGGCGAGATGCAAGAAGATGAGGTAATGTCAGAAGAGCAACTTCAAGGCGTTATCTCTGCTGAAATTTATGATGCTATTTCTTTCATTGATGATGACATTGGTGGCAATCGTGCGTTGGCTACTGAGTACTATTACGGACAGCCTTTTGGTGATGAAGAAGAAGGACGTTCACAAGTAGTATCAATGGACGTACGTGATACTGTACAAGGCATTCTTCCTAGCTTGATGCGTATTTTCTTTGGTCCAGAGCGTGTGGTTGAGTTTGCCCCACAAGGACCAGAGGATGTTCAGTCTGCTGAACAAGCTACAGACTATGTAGACTTTATTTTTAAGCGTGATAACCCAGGCTTTAAGATTCTCCACTCGGCATTTAAAGATGCTTTGGTACGCAAATGCGGTATTGTTAAGTACTGGTGGGATGAGTCTGTAGAAGTTAAAGCAGAGTCATTCTCTATGCTTGATGAGCAGACAATGATGTTCTTGACTCAAGACCCAGACATTGAGATTTCTGCGGTACGTGAGTATCCGATTCCTGGCATGGCAGAACAGAATGCTGCCCAAGGAATTATGACTCCTCCACCCATGATGTATGACGTGGAGATCAAGCGCAGAATCAAATCAGGCAAAGTAAAGATTGAGGCTTTACCCCCAGAAGAGTTCTTGATTGACCGCAGAGCAAAGTCCATTGATGAGGCTACTTTTGTAGGCCACAGGGCTATGAAGACTGTTTCCGATCTAGTCGCAATGGGCTATGACTACGATGAGATGGTTGAGGTTGCTGGTAATGGTAATGACTTTGACAACAACGAAGAGTACCAAGCACGTAATCCATTTGCCGTTATCAGTACTGCAAACAATGGTGATCCATCTAGCAAGAGTGTTCTCTACATTGAAGGTTACTTAAAGGTAGACTTTGATGGCGATGGCATTGCTGAGATGCGTAGGATTTGCACAGTCGGTACTGGCAACAAAGTTATTCGCAACGAAATTGTTGATAGCCGTCAGTTTGCTGACTTCTGCCCAGATCCAGAACCCCATACCTTTTTTGGTATGTGCCCTGCTGACGTAGTGATGGATATTCAGCGCATCAAGTCCAATGTCCAACGTGGCATCTTGGACTCTTTGGCTCAGTCTATCCACCCCCGTACAGCGATTGTTGAGGGCCAAGCCAACATGGAAGACGTGCTGAATACAGAAGTTGGTGCTGTTATTCGGATGAGAGCGCCAGGCATGGTTCAACCCTTCACAACTCCTTTTGTTGGTCAGGCAGCATTCCCAATGCTTGACTACTTGGATGATATTAAACAGACCCGTACAGGCATTTCTAAGGCCGCCTCTGGCTTGGATGCAGATGCGTTGCAAAGCACTACTAAGGCCGCAGTATCTGCGACTGTTAATGCTGCACATCAGCACATTGAGATGATTGCCCGTACCTTTGCTGAAACTGGTTTGCGTAAGTTGTTTACTGGCATCTTAAAACTTGTTATTGAGAATCAAGATAAAGCCAGAATGATTCGTTTGCGTAATACATTTGTACCAATTGACCCCCGTTCATGGGATGCCAATATGGATGTGATTGTTAATGTGGGTGTTGGTGATGGCACTATTGAAGACAGAATTAATATCTTGAGCCAAGTAGCAATGCGTCAGGAAATGTTGATTAAAGAAACTGGAGTTAATAATCCTGTTGTTTCTTTGCCACAATATACAAATACATTAACTAAGATGTTGCAACTGGCGGGTATTAAAGATTCACAGAATTACTTTAACCAGTTGCCTGTTGACTTCCAGTTGCCTCCACCTCCAGAGCCAAAGCCCACTCCAGAGGAGATGTTGGCTCAAGTTCAGGTTCAGTCTATCCAAGCAGATATTCAAAAGAAGGCTGCTGAATTGGATTTAGAGCGCCAAAAAATGATAATGGCAGATGATCGTGAAAGAGATCGTGTTGAACAAGATGGTATTTTGCGTAGATATGAGCTAGAATTGAAATATGGTGTACAAATTCAAAGTGCGGAGATTAATGCCGCAATGAATACAGACCGAGAATTAATCCGTCAACAGGCTGCAATGAATCAGACGCAAGTCCCTCAACAGCCCCAACCAATGATGTAAATGGACGATCTAGAAATTAACCTCGCAAGAGGAGACAGAGCAAAGTTACTTCTTGAGGATGAACTCCTCAATGAGATGCTTAAACGAATTGAAGATGACTGTTATCGTGAGATTCGTTCTTCCAAACTAATGGAAGGACCAGTTAGAGAGCAAGCTTACTTGCTTCTGACAACAGTTGATATTCTGAGAGCAAAACTACGCTCTGTTATGGATACAGGCAAGATGGCAGAAGTTGCCCTTGTACGTAGACGGGGAAGACCCCCGAACAAATGATTGTTAAACTAAGAGGTAAATATGTCCGATAACGCAAACGCAGTCGGTTCGATTACAGTAAACCAAGCAGCGCAAAGCTTTGCTTCCATGCTAGACAGCCAAGAGGGTGTTGACACTGGTGCAGAGGCGCAACCAGAGGAGGAGCAATCCGAATCTGAGTCTGAGGAAGTGGAATCTGCGGAGACGCAAGATGAAACAGAGGAATCTTCCGAGGAAGTAGAAGGCGAAGAAGAGGAAGCTGAAGAAGAAGCTCCAAGGGATGAGAAGTTTGTTGTCAAAGTTGATGGCAAAGAAATCGAAGTCCCAAAGGATGAACTTATCCGAGGCTACCAACGTGAAGCTGACTACACACGGAAAACGCAGAAACTAGCAGAAGAGCGCAAATTAGTCGAGTCTGAGTTTCAGCAAGTACGTGGAGAGCGTGAACAATACTCTCAGATATTAGGACAATTACAGCAGAAATTGCAGGAGTTTGAGCCTCCAGAGCCTGATTGGAATCGTTTAGAAGTTGAAGACCCGACTGAATATGCCCGTCAATGGACATCACATCAGCGTAGGCAACAACAGAAATATGCGGTTCAAGCAGAGCAACAAAGGCTTAACCAAATGCAACAAGCTGAACAACAGAAGCATTTACAACAAGTGATGGCTCAAGAAGTTGCTAGTTTGAAGGAGAAAATTCCAGAGTGGAGTTCTCCAGAGAAGGCCAAAGCAGAAGGTAAAGCTTTATTGGAGTATGGTCAGAATTTAGGGTTTTCTGAGCAAGAGTTGAGTACGATTACAGATTCACGGGCATTGCTTGCGCTTCACAAAGCGTGGAAGTATGACCAGATGATGAGTAAGCGTCCTGAGTTCCAAGCTAAGATTAAGAAGGCTCCTAAGATGGTCACTCCTGGTTCAGCAGGTAGCGTGAGTTCTAAGTCTAGTGATATAAATAACGCAAAAAAGCGTCTTGCACAAACTGGAAGCGTCAGAGATGCCGCATCCCTTTTCGAGAAATTTATTTAAGGACCTATCATGGCTGCTATTACAAACACCTACACCCGCTTTGACGCTAAGGGTGTACGGGAAGATCTTTCTAACGTCATTTATCAGATCTCTCCAGAAGACACTCCATTCATGAGCAATGTTGGTCGTGAGAACGTCACCAACACTTTCTTTGAGTGGCAAACAGATGACCTAGCCGCTGCTATCACAACTAATGCTCAGATCGAGGGTGATGACATCACTTCTTTCACAGCAGCAACTGCTACAGTTCGTTTGGGTAACTACACTCAGATCAGCCGTAAAGACGTGATTATCTCTGGCACTTTAGAGTCAGTTGATAAGGCAGGTCGTCGCTCAGAATTGAGCTACCAAATGGCTAAAAAATCTGCGGAAATTAAGCGAGACATGGAGGCCACAATGTTGGCTAACCAAGCCGCTGCCGCTGGTTCTACGTCATCTGCCCGTAAGTCTGGCGCTTTGTTGGCCTTCTTGAAGACCAATACTAGCGAAGGTACTGGTGGTTCTGATCCTTCATACACCACTATTCCTGATGCGGCTCGTACTGATGCTACAACTACTAACTTGCGTTCATTCAGCGAAGCATTGCTGAAAGACGTAATTCAGAAGGTGTGGACAGAAGGTGGCTCACCATCTATCGTTATGGCTGGTCCTGTTAACAAGCAGAACTTGTCCAAGATGGCTGGCATTGCTGGTCAGCGTTTCAATGTTACAGGTCCTAAGCCTTCCACAATTATCGGAGCCGCAGACATTTATGTTTCCGACTTTGGTAACGTGAGCATTGTTGCTAACCGCTTCCAACGTGAGCGTGATGTTTTTGTGCTTGATCCTGAGTACGCATCAGTAGCTTTCTTGCGTCCCTTCCAGACAGTTGAACTGGCTAAGACAGGTGATGCCGAGAAGCGTATGCTCTTGTGTGAGTGGGGCTTGAAGATCAAGAACGAGAAGGCTCATGGCGCTGTCTATGACCTGAACTCAACAATTCAGACCTAATCTGAAACAACTGGGTGGGCTAATAACCCACCCTTTTTTTATGACTACAAAAATCTTTGATACAAACCTAGAGATGGGGACTCAGAAACTTTGGCATTACGATGCTGAAAAAGATGAGGCAACCATTCAGACAATTATTGATGCTACAAATGTAGTAGAAGCAAACAAAGAACGATTTAATTCGTTTGATGAGAAGGCCAATTGGAAGGGCGATATGCACCATGTTGCATCTATTCCTATGGCTTTGTATTATCAAATGAAAGCAGAAGGTAAGCTTGATGACCAAGCCTACATGAAACGATGGCTCAATGACCCTGATAATCGTGCATTTCGCACAAGACCTGGAGAAGTTTAATGGATAGTAAGACCATTGGGATATTAGTCCCAACACGGGACTTTGTTAATTCTGGATTTGCTTTTGACTTAGCGAGGCTAGTTGGATTTACTGTAGGTACAACAAATCACAAAGTAGTGATCTACACTAGCTCTGGCACTTTACTGTCAGCACAACGGCAGGATTTGGCTAGGGATGCGGTGGCAGCAGAATGTACGCATACCCTATGGCTAGATAGCGATATGCGCTTCCCAAAGGATTCTATTATCCGATTACTGGCACATGATACTGGTATTGTCTGTGGAAACTATGCTAAGCGTAGATTCCCAACAGAACCAATTGCGGTGAAAAAAAATACCCCAGATATGGATGCAACTTTTATCAATCGGGTATATACTGAGGACGATTCAACAGGACTTGTTGAAGTAGACTACTGCGGAATGGGCGTAATGCTTGTCAAATCCGAAGTCTACAAATCTATGGAATATCCTTGGTTTGCTATCCCTTGGGTTCCCGCTGCGGAAGACTATATTGGGGAAGATGTATGGTTTTGCCGTAGAGCCGCCCAAAATGGGCATAAAACTTATATTGACCAAGATCTCTCAAAACAGATATTTCATATTGGTACATTTGAGTACAAACATGAGCATACACTAGCGTGTAGGGATGTAGAAAATGGCACTTGATACCTTTAGCGGTTTGAAGACAACGATAGCAGATTATCTCAATCGGGATGATCTGACTTCTGCTATTCCAGGCTTTATTACATTGGCTGAATCAAAGTTCAATCGTAAGTTGCGTGTAAGACAAATGGTCAAAAGGGCTACGGCTACTTTGGATACTCAGTATTTTGCCTTCCCATCTGACTTCTTGCAGGCTAAAGAGTTTCAACTGAATACAAATCCAATTACTTACCTACAGTATGTAACGCAAAACCAAGGTGATTACGGGTCTGCAAATAACTATGTTGCTGCTGGTAAGCCTCAGTTTTATACAATTATTGGTACACAGATACAAGTTATTCCAACTCCTGATACTGGTTATACGGGTGAACTTACATATTATGGTAAGATTCCTGCGCTGAGTGATTCAAACACAAGCAACTGGCTTTTGGCCTATGCCCCAGACTTGTACTTATATGGTTCTTTAGTAGAAGCAACACCATATTTAAAAGATGATGAGCGTCTTGCCGTTTGGAGTACGTTATATACAAACTCCTTGGGCGACATTGAAATAGCAGATCAAAGGGCATCTGTTTCTTCAACTCCGATTGTTCGTGCCCGATCTTTGGGGTAAAAAATGGCAGGTTCTTTTACAGACTATCTTGAAGACAAGATTCTAAAGCACGTATTCACAAATACTGCTTATACGTCACCTACGACTGTTTATGTTGGACTGTTTACTGTTGCACCTACTGATGTGGGTGGTGGTACAGAAGTATCTGGTAGCGGTTACACACGTAAATCTGCTGCGTTTACAGTAAGCGGAACAGGTACTCTAGCCACTAATAGTGCGGCTATTGAGTTTGATGCGGCTACTGGCAGTTGGGGAACAATTGTTGCCATTGCTGTATTCGATGCTTCAACTTCTGGCAATATGCTTGCTTTTGCTGACTTGACAACAAGTAAGACCATTGCAAGTGGTGATGTGTTACGCATCCCTACGGGTGATCTTGACATTACATTGAGTTAATTATGGCATTAGTTCTTGCTGATCGTGTCAAAGAGACTACGACTACGACAGGAACGGGTACTCTTACTCTTGCTGGCGCAGCTACTGGTTTCCAATCATTCTCTGTAATTGGGGATGGCAACACTACCTACTATTCTATTTCGTCCCCTAGTGGTTCGGAATGGGAAGTAGGTATTGGCACGTATACGTCTTCTGGAACTACGTTAGCACGAACAACTGTTTTATCTAATAGTTCAGGAACAGAACCTAGTGCGCTAAGTTTGTCTGCTGGTACTAAAGATGTGTTTGTCACTTATCCTGCAATAGGAAGCTCTACAAATGGAGTAATGGTTCAAAGTACAACAGTATCGCAAAACACAACAATCAGCACAGGGTCTAATGGTATTTCTGTTGGCCCTGTAACAGTTGTTTCAGGTAAGACTGTGACTGTGGCTTCAGGCCAGCGTTGGGTCATTATTTAAAGGATTAAAAAATGGCAATTATTCTTAATGGAAATAACACGCCAACAGCAGGTAGCGTTGCAGTTGGTGATGGCACAACTTTAGCGTTTACTTCTGTTGGCACATCTGGACAATTGCTTCAATCAAATGGTTCTAGTGCGCCTAGTTTTAGTGGCACTATAACAAACCCAACTGTTACAAACTATACAGAGACTCCATTTACAGCCAATAGCTCTACTGCTATTACCATTGCTTTGACCAACGGCACAGTTCAAATTATTACTTTGACAGGCAATGCGACTATCACCATGCCAACGGCAACAAGTGGCAAGTCTTTCATTATGTTTTTAAAGCAAGATGCCACAGGCTCACGCACAGTCACTTGGTCAACAGTTAAGTGGCCTGGCGGTACAAACCCCACAATTACAGCTACTGCAAGCAGACAAGATATTTATTCTTTCTTTGCTGATGGCACAAACTGGTATGGTGTTAATGTTGGTCAGAACTACACACCATAAGGACTGATAAATGTTTGCGGCATCTAAAACAGATTCAGTCTCTGGTGGGCCACCAGATGGTCAGTTTAATTACGTCACTATGCTCTTACATGGTGATGGGACTAATGGCGCACAGAACAATACATTTTTAGACAGCAGTACAAACAACTTCACCATTACCCGCAATGGCAATACAACCCAAGGTTCCTTTTCGCCTTATGGGTCTAACTGGTCTAATTTTTTTGATGGTGGCACATCAACTGGTTTACAAACACCAACATCTACCAATTTAAATTTGACAGGCGATTTTACAATTGAGTGTTGGTTTAATTTTACATCTACAGCAGGGGTTTATTCAGCAATGTGGACTTGCGGTTCTGGTACATATGGTACTGAATCTTCTATTTCTTACAATTATCCAGTTGCTAATGAATTTAACTTTAATGTTCAAGGTACTGGCATTTTATCTAGTGGAGCAATTTCTTTAAACACTTGGTATCACATTGCTGTAACTCGTAGTGGTTCAACGACAAGAATGTTTTTAAATGGCGCTATTGTTGGAACTAGTACTACATCTTACACAATGACAGATGCAACTAGTAATTCAAATACGATTGGCAATCGTGTTCCTAGCGCACCAAGTGCAAACTATCCATTTAATGGCTATATTTCAAATTTTAGGATTGTTAAGGGAACTGCAGTTTATACAAGTGCATTTACTCCAAGCACAACATTTTTAACAGCCATAAGTGGCACATCACTATTAACTTGCGCTGACAATAGATTTATTGATGACAGCACAAACGCTTTTGCAATTACAGTAAACGGCACACCAAGCGTTCAACGCTTTAATCCATTTGGTACTTCTACTGCCTACTCAACTGCTGTTATTGGTGGGTCAGGGTACTTTGATGGTAGTGGAGATTATTTAACTGCATCAGCAACAAACATTG